AAATGAGTCGTAGTGAATTAGACAACCCATGGTTATTAAGACAGTCTGAAAGATATGATATGTTAAAACACATTAGGTTTATGAATCATTTAGATAGTTATAACACAACTCACTATGACCGCAGAAAAGAAACTAAATGCGGTGATACATATATAATTGCAATAAAAAACTAGGATAGCAAGTGCATGATAAAATTAGTTTTATTTGATTTAGACGGTGTTCTTGTAGACACCAAACAAATGCATTTTGATGCATTGAATCAAGCATTGGAAAAGAATGATTACCTTCCAATAACTCTAAATGAACATCTTTTAAGATTCGATGGATTGACAACTGACCAGAAGTTGGATATTTTAGAAATCCCTGATAAAGATAAAAGAAAAATTCATACTCGTAAACAGGCATATACGTATATGACTCTGAATACGATTAAACCAAACCATGATATTATAGAGTTATTCGAACAACTTAGAGGTGAAGGATATAAGATTGGTGTATGTTCCAATGCAATTGAAAAGACCGTAGAGAATTGTTTAGAACAACTCATGTTAACTCCATGGTGTGACATTGTATTAAGTAGTTGGGATGTTGAAAACAACAAACCTCATCCAGAAATTTATTGGAAAGCAATGTCCAAGATGGGAGTCTATCCTGATGAAACCGTGATAGTAGAAGATTCTCCGACAGGATTAACTTCTGCATATGGTTCTGGTGCAAATGTAATAAGAGTTGGTTCTCCCGCAGACACCAACGTTAAGTTACTTGATAGAATAAAAGAACCCCAAAATACAATACCTAAATGGGAAGATAAAGAACTCAATGTTCTTATTCCTATGGCGGGTGCGGGTAGTCGTTTTCAGAAGGCAGGATATACTTTTCCAAAACCATTGATTGATGTTAATGGTAAACCTATGATTCAACATGTAGTTGAAAATCTAGGTCTTGATGCAAACTATATCTTTATTGTACAGAAGGAACACAGAGAAAAGTATAACTTAGATTCTATGTTAAATCTAATTGCACCTGACTGTACTATTGTAGAAGTAGATGGTATCACTGAAGGTGCTGCATGTACAACACTACTTGCAAAACAGTATATTGATAATGACCAACAATTGTTTATTGCAAACTCAGACCAGTACGTAGAATGGAACTCTCTAGATTTCATGTATAAAATGCAATCAACCTCAGTAGATGGTGGTATTGTTACTTTCAAATCAACACACCCTAAGTGGAGTTATGCAAAGACAGATAATTCTGGAAGAGTTTATAGAGTTGCAGAGAAAAATCCAATCAGTGATAACGCAACCGTAGGATTTTATTACTGGAAAAAGGGTAGTGATTATTGCGAATACGCAGAGAAAATGATTGAAGATGATATTAGAGTTAACAACGAATTCTATGTTTGTCCTGTATTTAATGAAGCAATTAAAGATGGAAAACATATTGCAACATTCACCGCATCACAAATGTGGGGTCTGGGAACACCAGAAGACCTAGAAAGATATCTATTGAGTTGGTAAATGAAGACTGCATTATGTTTGTCTGGTAGATGGAATGAATACTGTCACCAGAAATGGATGGATAGAACACAAGAGATAATTCCTCACGACAAGATGTTCACGGGTACATGGAAGGGTCAAGACTATGATGCTGACTACTACTTTGATGACCCTGAGAATCTGTACCATCCAGTATTCGACACCGAACCCTATCCCGATGACGCAAGTACACTAAGGAGAGATATCTTTCCTCATTACTTGGAGAGACATAAAGAAGACCCTACCTATCACAACAGTCAGTTAAGACACGCATACGCAAGTGCGAACTGGCACAAACAACTTCTCATACACAATGAGATGATGAAGTCGATACCTAAAGAATATGATATGATTATTCGAACAAGGTTTGACGTAATCGTGTCTGACCAACTCCCTTGGAAAGATATGATTAAGGATTCATATGACAGGTTAATTCCGAAGGGATTCAACTGTATGAATTACTATGGTACACATGACTTCAATAAGATTAAAGGTATGGGAAAAGAGACTACCTACTACATCAATGATGCATTGATAATCCATCCCAGAGAATGTTGGGATACCGATTTAGTGGACTCACTATATAAAGATAAGAAGTTAAAAAGTGCAGAAGAGGGATGGTATCAAATACTATCTGAACCGTTTGGATTTTATCATGAAAGTTATCATGGTGGATGTTACCTATCAGAGAGATGGGAGTATGTAAGAGATGTTGATGAAAGCCTTCATAATTAGTATGATAAACAATCACGAGTCCACAGTTGCGACTCGACATGTTATTGAATCAATAAAGAAAACTGGAACAAAACTAGAACCTATCATTCTACCCGCTACCACACCAAAGACTATTGGTGAAGGGATAGACCAGTTGGATATGAATGGTGTTGCATGGACGTATCCTCTAGATGAACACCAAGACGGTCTTGATATGAAAACAGGACTACGTCTTACTCACTACAAAACTGCGAATCATAGTAATCGTGTTGCATGTCTAATATCTCATATGAGATGTTGGCAGAAGTCGATTGACCTTGATGAGACTATTGTTGTACTGGAACACGATGCATTATTTACAGATTCTCTTTTACCAGAGGACTTGACTTCTGAGTGGAAGGGTGGTATAATAGGCTTAAATAATCCAATAGGTGCGACACGTAGAGCGCACGTATTTGATGCACAAGTGAAAAAAATACATGGACTACAGGGTGTTCCTTCAGTAGATGATTGGGATGTACCCCAAGGTCTTGCGGGTAACTCTGCATATATGATATCACCTAAGGCAGCTAAGAAACTGATAAATAAGGTGAAAGAAATCGGAATGTGGCCAAACGATGCACTAATGTGTAAACAATTGTTTCCTTGGTTACAAGTCGTATATCCATATTACACCACAATACAGAAAGGGTTGAAGTCAACTACAACACAATAATGGAAATACCACCCGTATCATCAATACCCAAGGTAACAGACCGTTCGTATACTGTTGAACGAGTCAATAAAGTTGCAGGCGGAGATTATAAAGTTGAAAGTACAACTTATTATGTTACTACATATGATAATAAAGGGAGAATAACGACTACAACTAATACTAGTCAATTGAGTTTTTTAATATGAAAGCATTTGTAATTACAATAAAAGATAATCCATCGTCTGTTCAAGTTGCTGATAGGTGTATTGAATCGGGTAAACGTCATGGACTAACGATTGAAAAGTTTGATGCAATCACCCCCGCAGATAATCCTGTAGAACTATTACAGACAAGAGGTATTGACCCAATACAATTTGATGAGAAATATTCTCGTAATTTAAATTGTATTTCTGCATTCTTATCACACTACGCATTGTGGGAAGCTTGTTCTAAGGGTAACGAAGACTTTATTATCTTTGAACATGATGCAGTTATGGTTACACCTTTACCAATGTTGTTTCCTAACTATGTAATGAACATAGGTCATCCATCTTACGGTAAATGGAACAAACCAAACTTTCTGGGACTTAATCCTTTAACCACCAAAAGATATTTTCCTGGCGCTCATGCGTATTGGGTTACTCCCAAAGGTGGTAAACTATTAGTAGAGAATGCACCATTGTATGCAAAACCTACCGATGTATATTTAAATTTAGATACCTTCCCTTGGTTACAAGAATGTCATCCATTTGTTGCAGAAGCACGGGACACATTTACTACCATTCAAGTAGAAGAAGGATGTCTTGCAAAACACAATTGGAAAGAAGGATATGACATTATCGATGCTTAAAGTTTTTTTGACAGGATGTGATAATAACACAGAATGGCAATTACCATGGTTTTTAGAAAACTATAAAAAACACAATACTATACCTATTGTTCTTGCAGATTTTGGTATGTCTAAAGAGGCACGTGCAAAAGCAGAAGAAGACTTTGATTTAGTAATAACAGTTAAGAGTGAAGCACAGGGATGGTTTAAGAAACCTCGTGCGATTCTAGATGCAACTAAGTTAGATGGTGTAAAGAAAGTTTGTTGGTTGGATACTGATTGTGAAGTAACCGATGACATATCACCAATATTCAATCTATCAGAATATGGTAAGTTGGGTATGGTAAAAGACCGACCTTGGAGTACACGTAGAAGTGAACTTGGAAGTTGGTATAACTCTGGAGTTGTTCTGGTGGAAAACACTCCAAATATCCTGAAGAGTTGGGCAGACGAATGTATTCGAAACCCTGTTCAAGGAGACCAAGAGGTTCTTTATATAATGATGGGAGGGGATGAGATTACGAAGATGTCGTATATTAAACCTATACCTCATGTGTACAACACTTTACGGTTGGACTATATAGATAACATACAAGTAAAGAACCCTAAAATAATCCATCACACTGGAAAAAAAGGGAACGAAGTAATAAGGAGACAGATAAATGAATTATCTACTTGAAGCATTAGTAAGAAAATTAGACGGTGATATTGCCGTTGCAAAAGCAAATGTTGACGTGTACATGAAAAACGCTGCTGGTATAGGAGAACATCCTGATATCGTAGAATCTATTGAAACACAGATTAGTAAAATCGCAGAAGCCGAAGATAAGATGAATATAATTCATACTCATTTCGGATGGAATAAAGGAAAGAAGAATGTATGAATATAGAACAAAAGTTGTACGTGTTGTTGACGGTGATACCGTTGACGTTGACATCGATTTGGGTTTTGGTGTTTGGCTTCGAAAGTCAAGAATCAGACTTCTTGGCGTGGACACCCCAGAATCACGAACACGTGACCTCGTAGAAAAGAAATATGGATTAGCTGCAAAAGCATTTCTAAAGAAGAGTTTAGGTACTTCTCCTATTCTTAAAACAACAAAGGATGGTAAAGGTAAGTTCGGACGTATTCTTGGTGAATTCCTTGTTGATTTTGATGACGGTAGTCGTATTAATATTAATCAATATTTGGTTGACAATTACCACGCAGTGGAGTATAATGGACAGTCTAAAGATATTATTGCAGACCAACATTTGGCAAATAGAGAATTAGTACAACTGTAGAGTAAATTATGAGAGTTAATGTATTGGGTAACGGTGACAATGCGGGATTGTTCGAAAGGGGAACGCCTGGCAAACTGTTAGTTTGTAATATGCCACCATTTGAAATCCCACGCAAAGAAGTTCACGCAACCTGTATGGTGGACTTCAAGATGATGAAGGCACTACAAGAAGGTCATGTTAAGTTAGACATGTATGACTGGATTCTTGGAACTAGACCTAAAATCTGGATGGAGAATTCTGGTACTTTCTATATGAAATACTCTCACCTTATCAAGGGATTCTATTCACATATCCCTAAGTATGCGGGAGACCCAAAGTATGCCGCAACTAACTTTAACTGTGGTCACATGGCAGTTCACTATGCATGTGCAAAGATGAGAGCAACCGAAGTTCACATCTATGGATTCGATAGTATCTTTGATATGAATCTGGGTAGTTTCACTGACCTAATTTTAGAAAGTGACCGTTCTACAAACAATACAGTAAGACTTGCGGGAAACTGGAGACCTATATGGACAGAGATGTTCAAAGAATTTAAAGAGGTCAAGTTTCATTTATATCATAGTCACAAAAACATTAAAATCCCTGTATCAAAAAATGTAGAGATTCACACAAAATCCATGCATGATAATACTTGACATTTAATATCAATAGTGATATAATATCTTATTGATTGGAAAACGTCTCATGGTGAAACTGGATATCATCCGAGTCTTCTAAACTTGTGTTCAAGGTTCGAGTCCTTGTGGGACGGCCAATCAACGATTGCCTCCGTAGTTTAACGGATAAAACAGTCCGCTACGAACGGACAACTCGTGGTTCGATTCCATGCGGGGGCACCAGTTTAAGAGCTAAAAAGGTATAAATAATGCTACAGACTATGAAAATTAATCTAGAAGATGAAGAATCTTCGGATTATAGAATATTTAAAATGAATGATGGATATGATTTCGGAGATTTATCTGATTCAGACCTATCATTTTTTAGTAAGACTGAGTTAGACGAGGGTCAAAAAATGGCAGTAGTCAATAACAAAAGTCTTTTCATATACATAGAGGAGTAACTCAATGGATAAAGTAACAGAAATAATTAACAACCTTAGAGGAATATTGGTAGACCCAATAGTAGACCTATGGGAAGAGTACAAGGGCGAAGTCGGTCTTGTTATCGGAACATTAAGTTTAGTTGTAGGAATATTCCAAGGAGCATCATTACTGATTGTCTCTGGTTTGGTTCTAGTCGCAATGACTTGTGTCGATATTTATGATAAGTATGTTTAATTAATTGCTTAATTGATTACGAACAAAGAGGACTTTATGTCCTCTTTTTCTTTTCTCTCTCTTGTTTAATCCACTTCTTCGCTTTACTATTATCTACTGGACTACGTAAGAACTTCTGAATATCTCTATATGCACGTAGAGTTTCTGCCTTGTAGTCTTTACCGTCTGAGTTATCGACAATCAACATATCCTTCTTACCAAACATCTGTTGAAATGCACCGATGTTCTTTTGAACAGTCTTCCAGTATGAAGTTACTTCTTTCTCACCAATAGTACGGTCACGTTCGGAGTCTCGTTTGATTGCAGTTTCTAGGTCAGTGTTTACAAATATCATTGCAGTATCATAACCTAACGCTTCCATTGACTGTACTTGTTTCTTAACCTTTGGAAAATCTTTACCAGTACCATCAATAACTACACCAAGTCTACCCATAAGGTATCTTGCTTGTTTCTTACCTGTTAATGCCTTTGCACGTCCACGAATATCTTGACCTTGAACTGAGAAGATGTTTTCAGGAGACATTTCAAGTCCTGCTTTTTTCATTGCAGATTCATATGCGTCATCCGAATTAACTACCTTCAGACCGAGGGCGGGGAGACCCGTTTTCCCGACAATGAAGGACTTACCACTGCCTGGCCCGCCTGCTAGGAAAACTGCTTTAAAGATTGCGGGGTCATCCACACCCTCTGTCATAAACTTTTTAAACTTAATCATTAGTATACCTTAATTACTTTTTGCAAAATAGAAGTCATCTGTGTTGCAATATTTGTTTTAAAATTATCGTCTCCGTAGTTTTCGTGTACGGTATTACTACCCAAATAATGTAACACGTCATTTACATCCTTTGGTGTTCCCGTTAAACGAGTCGGGCGTTCTGGTATAGGATTTCCCCTACGTATTTCCATTCTTATATTATGGTCTTGAAAATCATCTATTAAATCAAAATCTTCGGTGCAATATGATGCAAAGTCATCTTTGATATCTTGTGCATTATATGTAGTACCTTCTGGAATACTAAATCCCGCAAGAAAGACTGCATCAAATTTGACATCTTCTGGTGGTACAACGTTGTAGTTATCCGCACCCATCTCATACATTCCATTAGAAGATATAATGTTTACACCAAAGTCTAGATGAAGGTCTTGATATAAACTTGTATGTCCGTCTGGATATGGAACATATATGTTAGGAGAACAATTAAAATGTTTATTAATAATAGGAGTCATATGTTGACTCGCATTACTTTGCATTGTCTCGTAGTTGGCATCCATTAGTTTTGGAAACCTACCGTTTCTAAAAGAAGGAACAAACAAGACGTTTTGATACTTCATTGATGTTAAAAAATTACTGTATGTTATGCCAGCAACGACATGTCTTTCTGTTCCAATAATTTTATCGGTCAAACTATCAGTTGTATATCCTTTTATAATACCACGAATCTTTGTCTTTAATGCAGTATCAGCTTCATCCGAAACAAATAATGTGTTTAGGTTTCCGTTCGCAGATATTACTACATTATTGGATGACTCGTAATGAGTAGACATTAGTATACCTTGTAATAATCGTTTATTTCTTCAATATTTAATGCAACTCTGTAATAATTCAGTTTTTGTTTTAAACTTAACATGTAAGGTTCAGAGTCTACAACACGTTTTTCTAGGTCAATAAGTTTCTTAGGAGTATTAACACAAGTATACATTCTATCTTTATAAAGTTCTATGTCTCTAGTACTACCATTAATATTAGTCTCTGATAATCTACGAATATCAATCAAGTCAACATTAGGTGAAATACAGTATGGTGCAAATTTCTTCTTGATATCATCAATCTGGTAAGTACCTTTCTTATCCGCTTCAACACCTAATAGAACAATACAATCAAATTTTACGTCAGTTTGAATTTTAAAATCGTGGTCAAGTCTGAAATATGAATCACACTCTATTTGATTTACTTCGTAATGGTCATATAAATCTTTCATGTAATTATCACCATTCTTTGGCATAGTTACATATATGTTACCTTCAGATTCATTTACTGCATGAACGATAGGAAGTAGATGGTCACCCGCACTATTGATTGGACGATAGTTTCTATCTCTTAGTCGTTCATAGTTAGAATCTTCGAATGAAGTTACTACAAGAATATTTGAATATCCACCAGACACAATCATTCCATCTATAATAGATGCATCTGTTATCAATGGTACAAAATCTTTTCTTGTGACATTCTTGTTATTAAAAACAGATATCTTTCCGAGAGATTCCATCAACTTAGTCTTTGTATCAAGGTTGATGAGATTGTTCGTATCTATCCCTTTAGGTTGTGTCTTGTATAATAACATTATGTCCCCTTATAAATCTTTTGAATGTGGTCTTCGAATTGTTCTATCTTTTCGAGACGATTTGGCCAGAGAATGTATTCTTTCTCTGGATTCTGTTTTAGATTGTTCAATAGGGGTTGAACCGCATTAAACAACGTGTCTAGTTTTTCTTGAGTTTCGGACACAGATGCAGTAGTAGAAGCAACTGACGCTTGTGCTTGTTGCACAACCTCTAGTTCATTCTCATCTACAAGGGTGAATCCGAAATCAAATAGTTCGTTTGAATTACTCATAGTTCTATTTATACCTTTAAATAATTGTAAAAAACACTTGACAAAGTGTGTTTTATCCTGTATAGTGTATTTATATAGTCTGGAGATATAGATGCAAACATTTCACGGTTCAATGAAATACGACATGCATGGTCGTAAACGTAAGACGAATGCATGGAAGAAGACCCCCAAACGCAAACCTGAGTTCAAACCTCTTGAAAACTACTCTATAGGTAATGGTGAAGACCATCGTAAGAAATACCCGTCCGCTAGTGACATGGGTTATGTCCCTCAAAAAGACAACTCTTATAAATTAGAAGAGTCCAAGAAGTTTACTGTCGCACCCGCATACAATAAAGGTGCATACCAAGTCATCCCCCGTGGTGACGTTAAACATATAGGAAAATAACTATGTTACCCAAAGATGAACGTGATGAATTCGAGATATTTGCTCGTGAGATGTATCAAGAAAACTGTCGTGAAAGAGACATTTATAACGAACCTCTACTTACCTTTGACGAGTACGTTGAAAAAAATAATCAATTTTTGCTTGACAACTTGCGTAAATAGTGTTATAATACTTGTATTGATAATGAGAACTATGAGAGGAAATTATGAAATTAGTTATTCAAACCCAATATAAAGAGAACTATGCCGCACATAATGAGGATTATGTCCACGGTGTCTCCGAATCCTATTGGAAGAACAAGGGTGGTAGCACCTACATTGTGGACTATGTGTCCATAGAACAAGCTCAATCTGAAGGATACTACGAAGAGTTGTATTCTAAAATTGAGTTCAGTAATGAGGCATGTGAAGAATATGTCATTAGTGCAGAAGTAATAGATGATATTGATTTCGATATCACCAACCACGTTGAGAAGTGGGAGACTCCTATTATGTTAAGGAATTTTTCTGGTACTAAGTTCCATGCGACTAGAACCACCATAAATGGTGAGTATGGTTACATGAAATCCGATATCGCAAAGACCGAAAGAACTTGGGTCTTGGGTGATGACGAGTCTGGTGAGTATCACCTACATCTAACCGATGGTAGAGTTATGACCAGTGACCAGTATAGGGAGGCGGCATAATGGCAGATAGACTTATGAATGGTGGGTGTATGGTCGAGAAATTCGAGATGCCTGAAGTAGATGGGTATCAACTCGTCTACAAATTTGATAATGGTTATGGTGCATCTGTAGTCAAACATGACTTCTCTTACGGTGGTAAGAAAGGTCTATATGAACTTGCAGTACTTGACAATGAAGGTGCGTTGTGTTATAATACTGGTATAACTGAAGATGTTGTCGGTCACCTAACAATGGGTGAAGTCGATAAATTACTTGTGGAGATATCACATCTATGAACATATTCCATTTAGACCAAGACCCTACAATTGCCGCACAGATGATGTGTGACAAACACGTGGTCAAGATGGTTGTCGAATACGGACAGCTACTGTCTACTGCACATCGTGTACTAGATGGTGAATTGTATTTGGACAAGACCAAGAATGGTCGTAACATCAAACGATGGAGACTAAAACCAACTGCACAAGAAGAACTCTTGTACAAAGCATCTCATGTCAATCACCCATCTAATATTTGGGTACGTGATAATGACAAGAACTATCGATGGTTGTATAAACACTTCAAAGCGTTGTGTAAAGAGTACACCCATCGTTACGGTAAGATACATATGACCGATGACAAACTTAGTGGTCAGTTATGGTTTGCACCACGCAATATCAAACAGACAGTGACCACAACCAAATTCGCACAAGCAATGCCTGAGTATTGCAAACGTGAAGACCCTGTAGAAGCATATCGCTACTACTATATCAATGAAAAGAAAGACTTTGCGAAGTGGACTAACCGTGCAATGCCATGGTGGTATCAACAAGCAGTCGGTGGATTTTAAAATGGAGAAAGAAATGAAATACCAAGAAATCGTTGACACCTTACGGGAAGGTGTAGTGAACTTATCGTTTACGAAAGTAAAGGATGGAGAAGTTCGTAATATGAGAGCAACACTGGTATCCGAACAGATACCACAGGATAAAATGCCTAAGACAGATGCAAACGCAAATACTGAAAAGAACCAACTTGCGGTTCGTGTATTTGATTTGGATTTACAGGACTGGCGTTCATTCCGTGTAGATTCGCTCTTGACTTTTAACGCAGTATAAGTTATACTATATAAGATATGGTTAAGAAACTAACAGCAGCACAAAAAGCGAAGAAGACTAGGGAAGCGAATAAGAAACGTGCCTTAGAGGAACTCGGTTACGAACGTAAGAAAGTTAAACGCACACGCAAACCTATGACTGAAGAACAAAGGGAAGCAGCGATTGAACGTCTTGCAAAAGCACGTGCAGCTAGAGGTGCAGATGGTAGTAAGTCTGTCCACAAGGACATTCGAGATTTACCTGAAGACCATTTCTTGCATTGGAAGAAAGTCAAAGAGTGGTTGAAGTGTAATCAAGACCAACTAAAGGGAATGAGAAGTTATAAGAATTCTAAGAATGCGAAAGAACGTTCTGAATATATAGACTTAAACACTTACATAACCAACATGAAGAGATATCTGTCTCAAGGTGTTTGGTTAGATTTTCGTTATGGTGAACAACGTGAGGGACGTATCCAGAAGGTGTGTGTCGCAATGGCATACTATCCTGATGGTACTCCCAAACGTCAATACAATTGTTGGTATCCTGATATCGCACAAGTCTGGACTCGTGAACTTGAAGAAGAGTTCGCAAAGGATTCAGACTATGCTAATCAATTTAAATTGGAAAAACCTCCAGTTCCAGAAGTTATAAATAATGAGGAAGAGGATATAGAAGATGAAAGTTGATATGATTATGGGTGGAGTAGATTCCTCGGAAGAAGAATCTAACTTCATGAACAAGAAGAAATTTACACGTATGGTTGAAGACTGTGTGAGAACAAAGTCTATGTCATACATGGATACGGTTGTTTATCTGTGTGAACAGAACAACTTAGAGATTGAGGATGTCAAGAAATATATTTCGACATCTGTCAAAGAGAAGATTGAGTTTGAAGCAATGAAGCTTAACTTTCTCGAAAAGGGTGGTGACCTTTCCCTAAATAAAGGTTGACATTACTTGATTGTAGTGTTATAATACGAAACTATATTATGAATAAAGTGGATAAACTAAAATACGCAAATATACGGAGAATATAAATATGTCTTTTGCAAACTTAAAAACCAATCGTACCGATGTGTCCAAACTGGCATCTGCCGCACAGGAAATGTCTGGTACAAAACAAACTAACAAATACGAAGATACTCGTTTCTGGAAACCAACTGTTGATGACAGTGGTAACGGATATGCAGTTGTTCGTTTTCTTCCTGCCGCAGAAGGGTCAGAATTACCATGGGTAAGATACTTTGACCATTTCTTTAAAGGGCCAACAGGTCAATGGTACGTTGAGAAGTCTCTGACTACTCTAGGTAACAATGACCCAGTGAGTGAATATAACTCACGTCTTTGGAACACAGGTATCGATGAAGACAAAGAAACTGCACGTAGACAGAAGCGTAGACTTCACTATGTTGCAAACATCTTAGTTGTTAGTGACCCATCTAATCCTACTAACGAAGGTAAAGTATTCCTTTATGACTTCGGTAAGAAAATCTTTGATAAGGTTATGGATAAGATGCAACCTGACTTTCCTGGCG